TCTTCAGGAATCAGTTCTGTTACCAAAGTTGAATCAGTAGTTTCAGGACAAACTTCAACAACTTTGTCGAATGGCTCAGGACAGAACTCAACAATTAGCTGGTTTAGAGATACTTCTGGAATTGTTAATGTATCTAAAACGATACTACCAAAAGCACCTTTTCTAATTATACTAGCTACTAAACCATATTCAGTTCCTTCCTCATTTAATCCATGATCAAAAGTTGTAACACAATCACCAAATCTTATATTGACAGAGGAAGGTAATGGTTCATTTATAGATATGAAACTTTCTACACCTACTTTATATTGAGCAGTAAAGAATACAGGAAGCATGACTGGCAATACTTCCTCAGTATCAGGATTAGTGTCTAACCAGCCAGTTGAAGGAAGCGCCATTATACGTGACGAGCCCAAGAAATCTTAGAAGAAATGGTAAGACGTTTAGTATTAGTTTTTACTAATGCGGGAGAAAAGCCAAAACCAAAGATAAGTATTGAGTTATTATACCCAATAGTTTGAATATCACCAGTTCCATCAGCTGGTTCTAGTTTATGTGTTGCTGTTCTAAAATAGTTTCCAGATACGTAAGCATCTAATACAACACTAGAAGCAAAACCTACAAGACCTGAAGTAAAACTCGATGATGTTCTAGCTACCATCGCTCCAGTGTAATATAAGATATTAGTTGGACTGACGATAGAAGAAAAACCAGCAGAAGAAAACACACCGTTCCACGTTGTTGTACTTACACGAAGGGCTCGTGCAGTTATATCATATGCCGTTCCACTTATATCTACAGCTGAAGAAACAACATCAGTAGCGGGAGGATATATACGAACTTCATATGTAATACGAAGCTGATCACTACTTGTTTTTGTAACAGCTGTTGGGGAACCTAAATCATCTTTAAACAATTGTCTAGAAAACATCGTACCAGCAGAAGTTGCATTAAAGAAACCAACTTCTGTTAGATTTCCATTAACTTGACTTTCAGTAAATAAATATGTTGCAAAACTCTTATAGTAATCTGGTGGTCCTGCTACATATGAAATATTACTACTAGAGAAAGTTCCATTAGTCCTGATTTCTTTTTCGGCTACCAGTGTAGTATCTGTATTTGCAGGAGCTGTACTACCTGTACCTACACCACAATAACGAGAAAGAGAAGCACCGTCGGAAGATTGAGGACCTGCTCCAGATAAGGCATCTAAGCCTGCATTAGTAATCAGATTATTAAAACTCAACTTTCTTTTAATCTTCTTTGTTTTGGCATCTATTAGCTCTACAGTGATATGACCAGAAACACCAACCTTTGCTTCTGGCATACCTATATCACTGTAATGCGGAATAAATATTCCGTGGTGTCCTCTAACAAAATGCATTATACAATCTCCAAGGTTCCGCTGACAAAGGCAAGAGATGTATCAATTTCAGATATATCGAATATTATATGTGTAATTACTACAATTGGCATTGTGCCTGAAACAAAAGAAAAACTTGGATCAATACTATCTATATCGTAAAGAATTTTAATAATTGTTGGGTCTATCAGCGAACCAGATACAAATATTAGATTTGTGTCAATAGAATCTTTATCAAACAATTCTACTAATATTAATGGACTAGCTAAAAGTCCTGAAATGAATGTAAAGCTAGCATCAAGTTCATCTATATCTTTTAGAATATCATCAATAATTACTACTATTAGAGTACCACTTTGAAATTCTAATAAAGTTGTTGCATTGTCTGGCCCAACAAGAACAGGATAAAGTGTGCTAGTAAGGGCATCAATACTATACTTGCCTGACACAGCATTTCTTCTAATTAATTCAATTCTAACTCTACCACTTCTCAATTTAACTACATCTTCTATATATGCATTAGAATCAATATTCAATGGAGTCTCTAATACAACTCCATAGCGATCTTTCTGTTGACGATAAACTAACTTAGTGTCTGTAAGATAAAAGAAAAGTACATCCGAGTCTGTGATATTAAATGGAGCATCTAGGATTACTCTTGGAGTTCTCCCCGCGCCAAAGTTATCAAACCCAAATGTACTATCAGTTGAATCGAACCAGTAAAGCCAAACCTCAGTAGTTCCTGCTGTACCAGTATTTCTACTTGCACAAATGACTGGGCGACTGGCTTGTTCAAATGCTATATCAACTTCATTTATCTCTGCAAGACCATCATCAAACGTGAATAACTCTGTTTCAGCCAACCAACCATCTCTAGTATCATTTTCTCTTGCTATTAAAATCTGATGTGTATCATTATCAACTCTACATTTCCAAACGTAAGAAACAGCACCTTCTGAACTATCTCCATTAGCTACCGGCCCAAGACAAAAAGCCGTGAGATAATCAAGAGCAATACTGTCAGGACGTTTAGAAAGAGAAGCTTGGACAAGAGAAACTAACCTAGATTGAAAATCTGCTGCAAATTCTACAATACCAGATACATCAGTGTTTGCTGCTGCACCTTGAGGATTGACTATATTTATTGTATTATCTTCAATCCTATAATCAGTCATGGATATGGCGCTCTTATAACCTCAACACCACCAGTGTGAGTATCAAATTCTTCTTTAGCTTCAACAGGAGACGTAGAATCAATTAATGATACTTGGTGCGCTTTTATTTGGTTAGCGCGAGCAAAATCGCCAATATCAATAAAACCACGCCAAACGCCTCCATACAAGATAATTTCATGCCAAACCTGAGGAATTGCAGGGTCGTTGTCAGCCGCTAGATCAGCAAGAGTAGTCCAATATTTGATTACCATCTCATAAACTTTATCTGGCGTTGGCCAGAGTCTTGCAAAACAACCCTCTCTAAGATACTTCTCAGGTGTTGACCTTTCCGTTTCTGCTTCATTATACAGCATCTCATATTCAAATGCAGTCATTCTCTCCAATGGAGTATGCTGCCTACTATCTGGATCAATAATAGATAATTGCTTTAATGCTTCAAATGGCTGAGGCATATTGTATCTACGCTCTCCAATCTCTGTAGAGAACGTAGCAGTTACTTCTTTCTCACGGAAATTAAACTTATCAATAATTTCCCAATACGATCTATTTAGTAAAAGAGTAGCTTCCTCATCTGGCAAATCGTCTTCATCCATGCCAAGAGGCTTACGTAACGCCAAAATCATCTGGGCGACATCTAACATTTCTTAAACCTTCTCAGCGTAGATGGTTAAAGCGTCCTCTTTCCCTTTATAATTAAACTTTACTTGAAGAGTACAATCTCCAACTACAGGTTCTCCAAATGGCACTTGGAGATTATCTCGGTGAAGGGAAAAAACTGAGTCTATTAATCCCGTCACCGAGATTCTCCAATTTCCAGGAGACAACCTTACAACTGGAGTGCTCTGAATAAACTGAGGACGAGCGCCGACTAAAATAGGTAATCTCATTTTATTCTCAGCAGCTAATTGTTATCGTAGAAGTGTAAGCATTACATCACCAGCAGCAGCCGCCGTTTCAAGATTTACTCCAAGAACTGCACCCGGAGAAGTTCCTGAAACAGTAGCACCATCGGTAGTTAAAGCAGCAGCAGCTTTTACTCTACCGGCAGTTGTAGTACCTAAAGTTAATGCACCAACAGCAGCAATAACTGCATCAGCAATTGTGTAAGTTAATCCATCTACTTGAACAAGAGCCTTTCCACCAACAGAAGTTACAGTAAGAACTCCGTAAGAAGCCTTATCTGAAATTGCTCTCATTCCAGTAAGATCGCCGCCAACAACTACACCGACTCTTAAAACTGCATCAGCAGCTGTATTACTTACATCAACTTCCTCAGCACCAGAAACTACAACATACTGACCAAGCTTTAAAGCACTGCCAGCAGCTATTTCTACACACTTTCCGCCAACAGCAATATCAGCGTCAGTATCTTTTCCCTTAGTATACGGGAAATTAGTGGGATTAAATTCTGGCATCTTTCCCCCTTAACTCGGGTTGACGCCAACCCAACCGCGCCAATCAACAAACCAGATTAAGAAACGGGTAGTAGTCTTATACTTCGCAGCATCCGTGTCGAAATCGAAAGTATCATCGAAATCAACAGCACGACGAGTGAGTAAGTGAGAATCCACATACTTGTCGTCTTGGAAGAAATAAGACTTGGAAGAAGTCTTGTAGTGTGAAATCTCAGGAGAAATGTTACCAAAGCGCTTCTTGATAGCATTGTCCTGATTATCAGCAGTAAAAGGCTCCTTATCACTACCGAAAATCTGAAGTGCCTTATGCAAATCATTAGCATTATTACCAATGATAAGCTTATTAGGATTCATAATGATAGGATCACCATTCTCATCCTTCATCTGCATGAACAAATCAAGACATGCAGTTACACCAGTAATGCTCATTTCTACCTGAACAGCCGGTGTATTTGCTACAGTTGTAGAACTATTAATAAGAGTATGAGCAGCATGACAAAGAGAAAGCCCATCAATACCCTTATAATCGGTTCCCGTAAAAGCATCATCAAGAAGTCCAGCGGCACGATATTCGTAGGTCATACGAGCAGCGTGAGCAAGCCACTTAGAACCCTGATTTGCCTTTCCATACTGATCATCTTCAACAGTCTTTCTAGTAAGAATAAATCCTAAAGCAAATTCCTTATCAACTGCCATTACCTTCGGACCCATCTTCGGGTCTTCATAAGTAATAGGCTCACCATCATCCCGCTCAACTAAACGAGACATTCCGGTGATAATAGAAGCAGACTGCTCTGGCATCTTTGTAGTGCCAGTCTTTAAGAACTTCGTATATTCCACCGGGTACATCTGGAAATTATCGCGGAAATCCCTTCTGAGTCCCGGACGGAATAAGAGGTTAAATGCGCCCTGTACAATCATTTTAGCTCAGCCTCCGAAGGTGCGAACGGTTTCCATAATCTTAAAGAAAAACAACTTCCGGTCGATATCAATATCGACAATTTCAACAACCTTATTCGTGGTATCAGTTAAATCAACACCCCAAACACCATTAGCATCCTTCGCAATTCCATACTGCCCATCTACATGTGCCTTAGTGGGAACAGTTCCGGCAGCACTTTCACCGCCGTAAATAGTATCACCATTTGCATCAGCACAAGAAAGTTCCTGCTTCCGACCAGTAACAACAGTTGGGCTATTTGCAGCATCCCAACCCGGAGTGGAACCAGCCTTATTTAAGGCAATTCCAGTAACTTCTGCGGGATCAGCAGCACAGAGAGTTAATTCTCCATTTGCATCTAATACAACCGGAGAACCAGAAATAATAAGTTCTCCAGTCTTGTACGGACGAGAAGTTACTCGCGGGACATTCCCGCTAGTAGTTCTCGCAACGAAAAACGGCCTCATTGTTTATCCCTCTTCTTTTGTGAGAACTCTTTCAATATCGGATCGTCTTGCAACGTGTTCTCTACTTTCCACGAAAGTGCTAAGACCTTCCTTACGAATCTGTGCAGCACTCTCGGTTTCCTCACGCTGCTTGCCACGCTTATGCTTTCTATCGTATTGTTCCTGTCTAATTTCGTCTATAAGTTCCTTATCTTCCCTTGCACATGTCATAAAGACTACATCACCAACCTTACCCATTTTCTCGCCGGTTGAATGAAGGGAGCGAGAAGGTGCAAATTCCTTATCTATTTGGAAACCCATTGCTTCCATTCTTGCTATGGAAACTGGATCATCAGAAACCCACTCTCCATACAAATTTGTAGGAAGATTAACAATTAAACGATCTGCAACAATTCCTCTCTCTAAAACTCTAGCAAGTCTAGCCTTGCGAGTCTTACGATCTTCATTAGTGACAGTTGAAGTTTCAGTCTTGCCACTATTGAAGACTGAGACTTTCTCTCTTTCTTCCGGCATTTTACTTTACCTCCGCGTTAGCTACTTCATGAGAAGGCATATCGCGGAACCTTGCCCATTCATCTTCACTCATTCCACGCTCACGAGCGAGTCTCTTCTCAAGCTCTGTAAGAACTGGCTTCTGATTATTATTGTTGTTCACTGGAACAGCCGGTGGAGTTGAACGTAAATGAGCGGGAACAGTCATGTTATTAGGATTCTGATTATTATTGTTGGGCGGCGTATTCTGTGGAGCAGTTTGCCGTCCACCATTATTACCTACAGGAATCTTAATTTCACCAGTCTGGGCAGCACCAATTGCTACAAGTACAGCAGTTCTAAGAGTCTGTTCATTCTTTTCAGAGTTAGCAAGAATCTGATCTACGTAACTCTCAATATGAGGGAAAAGCTGAGAGTAACGAGGATCATTACGATACTTGTCCTTTAGCTTATCATACTCAGATTGCTGCTTAAATGTCTGAGTAAAATCCATTAAAGGCTTAACAGCATTGCTAATTTCCTCTCTGAGTACATCCATTGGATTAGAAAAGAAACGCTGCTTTTGTTCATCAGCAGAAAGAGGTGCTGGCTTATTTCTCTCTTCTCTTTCCTGACGAAGCCTTGCTAATTCCTGTTGCTGTTCTCTGAGAACCTGATCGTAAAGTCTAATAATATCTTGATTAGATTCACGAGCATTATTTAGATCATCCTGATTTGCATTCTGCGCAGGAGGAACAACCTGATTATGATTCTCAGTAGATTGGCTCCCATCCTGTACTGTAGAAGTCTGCGTTCCTTGGTCCTGATTCTCTGTCGATGTCGTCTGCTGATTTTGGTTCTGGCTCTCGTCGTGTTCCATTGCTTAATCCTTCGCGGCTAGAGTTATATAAGTTATTAATAATGTCTACAGATAAATTTACACCAGTTACTTTTCCCCTAAGTTCATACGCTTCCAGGGGGGATTTGAAGCTGAGTGCTTCTGTTCGAGTTCGTTGAGCCAAGAGCCTGAATAATCTGGTTAAAGTTGCCCATTCCTGCATTTTGACCAGATTGAACAAGTCCTGAAGTTCCTCCGGCGAAAGACCCAGAGTTTTGATTTGATTGAGGTCCGCCATTCTGTGGTCCGGGTGTAGCCATTAGATTTAAACTTTCTAATAGCTTACGTAAAGTAATTCTGTCTACGTTGCGGATATTATAGGATTCAAGTATTTGCTCAATCGCCTCCGTAGCTGAAACAAGTCCCTGTTGTGCAACAGCAGACATTAATTGCTGATTGCCTGTAATCTGAATTAATTGTAATGCACCGGTAAAGTATTGCTGTAAAAGCCCTGCAACCTGTACCCAATTCTGTCGATCAAGAATCTCATTCTTCTTAGTTCCTGCACGGCCAAGTTCAATTACTAAACCATCACGAATTGAACTATTAGGTAATGAGAAGAACTGTTTTACTAAATCACCACCCTCAGCACGATCATAATACTCAATATTGCGTGGACCAAACTGTTGCATACAACAGGCAGTATCAGTAATTAAGTCATTTATGAATGAGCTAATGTTCTGATAGATGTAATCAAACTTCTTGTTTCCTTCCTGAATTCTTGCAAGATCTGACGTAGCAGTACCGGGAGTACCAGCTTGAGGCATTCCCAAAGTAGTTTCATTAACGCCTGTTCTTTGCTGAGAATACGTGAGTGTTGCTTGTTCATTATTGTAAGCAGAAGGATAAATTTCACCAAGCTGGATAGAATCCACATGCTCCATGTCATCTAAGAACCACATCTTGCCAGGAAAAAGTGGTTCCTTTGGACCATATCCAGAATTCTTGTGAATCTTAAACATCCTCAGGTTAGCTAATGTAGCATTATCTAGCCTCTGACGATGCTGTGTAGTTACTTCCTTCTGGAATTGTTCATTCTTTTTACAGATTCCAATAGCACGCCACCTGTGTTCAACAGGAAAATACTTAGCTAATCTGTATGGGCGACGTAAGTCATCATGCCAATTATAACGAACTGACATGAATGTTCTGGATTCTTTATGATAGTGACATACTATCTCGTGTAACTTTCCTTCTGGGTTACCATCAACATTGAACGATACCCACATTTCAACCCAATCAATCTTCTTTGGAAAGGCTGGAGCAGTCTTCTCTAAATCTTGCTGTCCTTTTTCAAAACGATTATCTTGATCTTGAAGCTGTATCCACTCTTTGAGTTTATCAAAGGTGCCAGGTCGGAATAATCCTGATCTTTCGAGTTGTAATACCTCAAAAGGCGAACGAGAATGTTCCTCTCCAACCCAAGGAGAACTTTGTGGGTCTTGAGAATAGAATGGTAAAAGGAATCTTCCAACAGAAGTTGCACAGACATTAGAACCTTGCCGAGTAACTACGTCAACTTCTTGTTCAGTTCCGTCTTCAAGGGTACGAATAACTGAACGAACTTCTCTTTCATATCCAATTTTACCAATACCATTCCCAAACTTCTCACATTCAAGTAATGAAGAATCAATTACATCTCTAAACTTCATTATCTTGAGTTCTTTATCTAATGCTCTCTCAACAGGACGAGCAGCAGAACTCCATTTAGGATCAATTGGCGAAGCAGAAACAATTTGAGGGAGTGCAAACAACGTAGTCATTACTCTAGCATGTACTGCTTCAACAGCAATAGCAGTTAGAGGAATGATAATTGTTGCAGCACCCTTAAAAGGAAATGTGGCTGTTTCCTGTGAAGGTTTAGCCCAATAATCCTTTTGATGGCGAAGAAGATCATCCATCCATTGACCTCTTTCACCATAATGTATATACAATTCATCATCAAGATAAGAACTTAATCTCTTTTCTGTATCTTGATCGAGGAATATTTCCCTTGGGTAAGCCATTTATATAGTCAGCCTTCTGACTGAGTTTCTTCGCCAAAGAGTAACACAAAAACACCGTGGATGTCTCTGACCCTAACTGTCTTCTTTATGATCCACCAACCAATAGAAACAATCTTATCATTTTCATGCTGATGATACCAAGTCCAAAAGAACTTAGCAACTGTAGCTTTGATTAGAGGTTTTACCCAATCAGGAATTTCTTGTATATGCGCAAGTTCCTGATATGTTTGAAACTCGTCAATTGCTGCCATCTTACAGACTCCCAACCTTAGGAGGGAGAACCTTAATATTCGTTTTAGAAGGAGCAACAGCCGTATCAGCAGGATTGATCTTCTTGTCGATAATCTTATGAACGATACCATAGATTACCATGAAAACTAAGACGATAAAGCTAACTAAAGTTGCAGTATCATCAGGTGTAAGAACTGCAATCTCATGTGCTGAAAGGAAAGTAACAATAAATCCAGCAATAGCACCAGCAATTCGAGCCAGAAAAGGCTTGAGTAGATCAAACATTTTTCGTTCTCCTAGCAGGATAATAGTTAGGCCACCAGTTGCCAGAATTTAAAGCACCTACAATTGTATAAGCTTCACACTTACCAATGACTTTACCTGCTGCTGGAATTATATAAGGTTCATTCTCAAAATATATTGCATAAGATTGAAACCTATCATTATTAGCCCATCTGACTACATGAAATGGTTGGGTTTTTGCTCTCTTGCGCATTTTAGTTCGCGTGTTAGATTATCGAATAACCAGTTTCTGGATCAATTGCTTGCTTACTACTTTCATCTTCTTCAGCTTCAGCATAAGGATTCTTTTTTATTTGCCCTGGCCTCCATATTTCAGGTCCTTGAGCTAGTGAATCAAGAATATGATAGTCATTTGAGGCGCCGAACTCCTTAAACTCTGTAATAAGTTCAGTTTGTGTCTCATTTATGACAATTTGGCCAGTTGTGAAGTAGTTTGCAAGTCCTCTAACACGCGTATCTTTCTGAATTTGCTTAGTTTTTATTAAAATTATATGAAATCTCTGTCCTCTAAGCCGCATTTCTGCTTCTAAGAATGGCTTATAGAGCCCAGAAAATAGAACTTCTTCAATAGCTACTGCTCTAGGCTGCCATCTTGTAACTTCTGAAAAGAGAAATGGGACGAATTCTTCAGTCTTTAACTCTAATCTTAAGGCTTTTAATACGTAATTTACACTATTATGATCTGTGCCTGTTACACAATAACCACCAGCACCAGTCATTGCTGGGTCAATCAGTATTACTCTATCTAAATCCCAAATTGAATGCTCTTTCTTGCCTGTCGGATTACCATCAGCATCAAAAGAGAATGTAGCAATATTGGTCTTGCCAGTCCAATAATAGTATCTTAACCAAGCTTCTTCAAACTCTGTGCCACCCTCTTTTGGATCATTCGCATACTGCGCAGAGAATACCTTCTTATTCTTACGAATGATCTTTAACTTCGGTATCGTAAACTCTTCAGGGAAGATAGCCTTTATTTCCCCTGTCTTCGGGTCTTTCTCTTCTACTGATCTAATATACTTATGAAGCTGATCCTCATAAACT